GATGGCGTATCTTACGCGTCCTGGCATGAAGACGGGTGGAACAATTGGTGGTGGCACGATCCAAGGTCAAGACATGGGATATAGAACTGGATTTCTAGATCCTAATCTTGTAAGAAGACAAGAGTCTCTTCAATCTTACTATGATATATTTGGGAAAGAATTATTAGATAAAATTTCAAAGAAAAAACATGGAAAAGTTTTTAGTAAATTGGAAGGAGATACTTTAAGTAATTTAAAAACACATACATTAACAAAACATAAAGATTTTATTCTTAAAAATAAAAGAGTACCTACAGAATTTGAAGCTAGATCTTTAGGTTGGACAAAATCTAGACATTTAAGTGATCAGGCAATTCAAATTAAATTAGTTGAAGATTTAAAATCTGGGCGTGTTGATGTAAATGAACTTGCCAAAAAATACAAAATACCTGTAGAAGAACTTAAAACCCATGCAAAACGATTAGAAAGAAACGTTTGGAAAAAAAGAATGGGTACTCAACCTTTACAATGGTTAGTTGATGAAGGAGATAAATTAGACAATGTTATGAATAGTTTATATAAATCTAAACTTGTTCAATACAAAAGAGATAAAATAGAACAATTATTTTATGATGCTTTTGGACGTCGCCCTACACCAAACAATCCTAATCCTACTTATGCTCCTAAAAAATGGGCTGCGATGAGAAAGAATTGGAATGAATATAATAAACTTAGAAATTCTATAAAAGAAATATTTCCTGGAATAAAATTTGAACTAGACCACCCTTTATCTAAAAGTACACTAAGAACTATTTTTAACGCATCCGGCGATCAATTAACAAGAGTAAATCCAATGATTGCAGAATTAAATAACGGATTTAAGAAAAGCCTAGATACGCAATATAAAAATGCAATTGCTAATAAAAATTTAACATCTAAAAAAGCTATAGAAAAAATAGCTAGAGATTTAAAGATAAATATAGGAAGCGTTTCTTCTGATATAAAAAAATATAATTTTAAAGTTAATCAATTTCAAAACTTAAACATGGGTGATGAATTGGTTAGAGCTGTAGAACAACAAGCTAATTTAGCTAAAAATTTACCTAACTATGTAAAAAATAACGCAGAGCTTTTTAAAACAGCTGGAATAGATACAAAAACAATAAAACCTGTGACACCAATAAAAAGCAATGTTATTAATAAAATTAAAAATTTAATAGGCAATGCGAATATAGGAATAAAACCTACAGATAACCAAAAAATAATCTTAAGTAAAATTAACAAAGCACCTATTCCTAAAAAAGTTAAAGTTGCTTTATTGGGAGTTGTTGGTGGAGTTGCGGCAATAACTGGCGCAGATTTAATGACATCAGATCTTCAAGCAGCTGAAACAGAAACAGCCGCAGAAGAAAAAGATACAGGGATTCCATACGAGGCAGGCGCTGCAACAGCCGCTACACTTGGAAAATATGGTCCACAAATTTGGAGAGGAGTGAAGACAGTAGGAAAAACAGTATTAAAACCGTCTATGTCACCTTTAGCTGGAGGAACTCTTGCAATTAATGAATTATTTGAGGACACTTGGCCAATTAAATTCGCTGAAGAAGGAGAAAAAAATTTATTAGGACTTACTTATGATGAAAAATTTTTAACACCAAATAAAGATGCTAATGTATCTCTTGCAGGATTAGAATTGCTATGGCCTGATATACTGAAAAGATTAGGTTCAAAAGTTAGCACAGCTAAAAAATTTTACGACACTGTGTTAAGAATGGGAGTTGCTCCAAGGTTAGTACCTCATCTTATTAAGGGGATGACCGGCGCAGGTTTAATTATGATTGCAGGAGATGTTACACACAAGGTGGCCACTGAATCCCAACCAGGAATGCTTATTGATAAAGAGACAGGAGAACCAAAAGCTTTTGATAGAGAAAAAGCTTCTTTTGTTATGCCTACAATGATCGATGCTTATGAACAAGCATCTAAATACGCGCAAGAAAATAAAATTCCTTATGAAGAAGCTTTTAAAACATTATTTGGAGATAAAACTTTTAGAGAAGGAATAGATGAAACAATTAAAAAACAAGGAGCTTTTAATCAAGGCGGCCGTGTAGGTTTCGCTAAAGGACCAAAGGATCCAAGTAAAAGAGCTTTCATAAAAGGTGTAACTGCTCTTGCAGCAATACCTCTTGTTGGAAGATTTTTTAAAGTTGGAAAATTTTTAGAAAGAGGATCTACTTACATGGGACCGGTAATAGAAAAAGTTAAAGGCATGCCAGACTGGTTTCCCGGTCTTGTTAAAAAACTTTGGAATGAAGGTGAAGATGTAACAGAGGGTATGTCTTATAAAGAAAGAGTTATTGTTAAGAGAGGTACACTTGAAGGTGGTGATGATGTGGATATGTTTTACGATCTAGATACTGGAGATGTAAACATAGAAGTAGTGGGCAATAGAAAAAGTGGTATATATAAAAGTGGTGAAACTTCTAGTGGAGCTTATAACAAAGAATATTCTTTAGAGTATAAAAAAAGTCAAGCAGATGAAATGACAAAAGGTAAAAAACCACCTGATGAATTTGGTGTTAATGAATTAGAAGGAAGAATGGATCCTCATGCTATAGACGTAGATTGGGATGTTAATATGACTACTGTAGATGATGCAATGTCTGATTTAACAGAAATTGAAGCATTTGCTAAAAATAAAACAACTAAACAAATTCATAAGAAAAAAGGAACTAAGAAGAAGGATGTATTCCCTGATTATGATCCTTCATGGGATGACTATGACATCGACTAGAAAATTAACAACTACAGTACCCCCTAAAAGAGGGCCTATTCCACAGTTGAATATTCCCTCAAAACAAGTTAAAACAATATCGGAGAAAATAAATGGCAGAAATAGACAAAGCTTTACCCAACGTAAGGCAAACAATAAACATTCCTAGTCCTGAAGAAGTAGCTGTAGAACAACAGCAAGCTCAACAAGATTTAGAAGAACCTATTGAAAAAGTAGAAAACGAGGACGGAAGTGTAGATATAAATTTTGATCCTGCAGCGGTGAATCCAGGGCAAGATCAAGGCCATCATTCTAACTTAGCAGAATTATTACCTGATGATGTTTTAGATAGATTAGGAAGTAAACTTCATCAAGACTATACAGATTATAAATCTTCAAGAAAAGATTGGGAAAGAGCTTATACAATTGGTCTAGACTTATTAGGATTTAATTATGATGATAGATCAGAACCGTTCAAAGGTGCATCCGGTGCAACTCACCCTGTACTAGCAGAAGCGGTTACACAGTTTCAAGCGCTCGCTTATAAAGAATTATTACCAGCAGATGGTCCGGTTAGAACTCAAATTATGGGACTACCTACACCTGACAAAGAGCAACAGTCGCAAAGAGTTAAAGATTTTATGAACTATCAATTGATGGATCAGATGAAAGAATACGAGCCAGAGTTTGACCAAATGTTATTTAATTTACCTTTAGCAGGCTCTACATTTAAAAAAGTTTATTATGATGAATTGATGCAGCGAGCAGTTTCTAAATTTGTTCCTGCAGATGATTTGGTTGTTCCGTATACGGCTACCTCATTAGACGATACGGAATCTATCATCCATGTAGTTAGAATGACCGAGAATGAATTAAGAAAACAACAGGTAGGAGGATTTTATAGAGACATAGAAGTTAATCCATCTTATCTTGATGAAACAGAAGTTGAGAAAAAACAAAGATCTTTAGAAGGAGTTACTAAAGGAAGAGACGACAGAATGTTTTCTATTTTAGAATGTCATGTAGATATAGACTTAGAAGGATTTGAAGATGTAGGCCAGGACGGAGAACCTACAGGAATTAAATTACCTTACATTGTAACTTTAGAAGAAGGTACAAGAAAAATTTTATCAATCAGAAGAAATTATGAAGCTGGAGATCCATTAAAGAAAAAAATTAATTATTTTGTTCACTTTAAATTTTTACCGGGACTTGGTTTTTATGGTTTTGGTTTAATTCATATGATTGGTGGACTATCAAGAACAGCAACTTCAGCGCTAAGACAATTATTAGACGCTGGAACTTTATCAAATTTACCTGCCGGATTTAAAATGCGTGGAATCAAAATGAGAGACGAAGCGCAATCTATCCAACCTGGAGAATTTAGAGACGTCGATGCACCAGGTGGAAACCTAAAAGATGCATTTATGATGCTTCCATTCAAGGAACCATCACAGACTTTATTACAGCTTATGGGCGTCGTGGTACAAGCAGGACAACGATTCGCATCCATTGCGGACCTGCAAGTGGGTGATGGGAATCAACAGGCAGCTGTGGGCACGACCGTAGCTATGCTAGAAAGAGGATCGAGAGTTATGTCTGCGATTCATAAAAGAGTGTATGCTGCAATGAAAAAAGAATTTAATTTATTGGCAAGAGTTTTTAAACTATATCTACCTCCGGTTTATCCGTATGATGTTGTTGGGGGCCAAAAACAAGTTAAGCAAATGGACTTTGACGATAGAATAGATATTTTGCCAGTTGCAGATCCAAATATTTTCTCCCAAACTCAAAGGATTTCCCTTGCACAAACGGAAATGCAATTGGCAACTTCAAATCCACAACTTCATAATCAATATGAGGTTTATCGGAATATGTATGAAGCATTAGGAGTAAAAGATATCGACCTAATTTTGAAAAAACCACCTCAGCCAATGCCAAAAGATCCGGCATTAGAGCATGTTGACGCTTTAGCGGGACAAGTTTTTCAAGCTTTCCCTGGACAAGACCATAGAGCGCATATTACAGCGCATTTAAACTTTTTAGCAACTAATATGGTGAGAACAGCGCCTGCAGTGATTGCCTCAGTTGAGAAAAACTGCCTAGAACACATAAGTTTGATGGCACAAGAGCAAATTGAGCTTGAATTTAAGGAAGAATTACAACAATTAGCGCAAATGCAGCAAATGGCGCAACAAAATCCGCAAATTCAGCAACAAATGGCACCTTTACAGCAAAAAGTAGAGGCTAGAAAGGCCATTTTGATCGCTGATATGATGGAAGACTTCAAAAATGAAGAGAAAAAGATCACTTCTCAGTTCGATCATGACCCAATTGCTAAATTAAGAGCTAGAGAGCTCGATATTAGAGCAATTGACAATGAGAAGAAGAGAAAAGAAGCTCAAGATAGGTTGAATATTGATAAAATGAAGGCTATGATGGCACAAGATATTCAAGAAGATAAACTTGAACAAAACGAAGAATTAGCTGAAATGAGAGCTGATACTTCCTTAGAAAAGCAAGAAATGGCTAATCAAAACAGATTAACCCTTGCTAGAATGAAACCAAGAACAAATGGGAGGACATAATGGCATTTCCAATTTTTGGAGCACTTAAGCTCGGCTTAAACGCAGCGAGTCACATTTATAAAAAACGTCAAGAGACAAAGATGGCTATGGCTGATGCACAGCATATGCATGCATCTAAGATGGCCCGCGGTGAGGAAGCTTACCAGGGAAAACTCCTTGAAGCCCGTCAAAACGACTACAAAGACGAAGTAGTGCTTGCAATTTTAACGCTCCCGATTTTGGTGCTCGCCTGGGGGGT